TGTTGGCATTTTGCGTTCAGAAGTGGTTGGTGTTGTTTGCCAAGCATGAGGTGCAGTACCCGATGCTGTTAACGCTGTGGGATAAGTGTCTGTTGTTTTCCACACATAACCACCACTACCGCTACGACCAGTAGCAAGATACATGCTGTCAGCCCACTGTGCCATACAAAAACCATGAGGACTAGCACTAGTGATGTCCACGCCAGCACTAGCCTGTAAAGTTGTAAAGTTACCGCCAGTTGATTTATAAACCTTGGTACTGTTAGCCAACAGGATTGTTGGCGTTGCACCACTAAACGGATACAACTTTTGCGGACTCCAAGTACCAGAAACTGCTGTCGTGTTCAACCTTTGGTAACCACCACGACTGAAAACACCACCTCGTGGGTCAATTTCAACATTTAACATGTCAGGTGACTCAAAAGTTGACAACTGGAATTGGTCTGCACGGAAGTTCAGTCCACCAGTAAAATCACTTACCTCGGTAATGTTTAATCCAGCCATTATTGGTTATCTTTCAAACCTTGCCCCATGCGTGTCATCCAACCATTAAAGGTTGGACGACCAGTGGTACGACCAGCAGACAACACCAAGTTAGCGTGACTGTTTGGTGTCATCACAGACTTAACAGCCAACATAACACCCTCATCAAAAGACCGTTTATAAACATCAGCCATAGCGACATCCTCTAAACGCTGATACACACGGCTACAAGCATAATAAACTAAAGCAAAATGCAAGTTAGCACTAGCGTCAACATAGCCGCCTTCGGTAACCCAATCAATAGGTTCACGATAACCACGGACAGTCAAAGTACGAGCATTGTTTGGTTTTGGAAACAGATGGATGTTGCCATTCCAAATAGAATAAAACAATGGGTCACCACTCGTGTCATACGCACCAATATAGGTGCTTTCAGCCTCATCATGTGAAACCATGTCCAAACGCAAACCAATACCCGTGTTATCCACAATAGACACAATCTGCGACATAGGGTCAGCAGTAAAAGCACTAATAGGGTAAGCCCGTTGCTCGGCAACAGTATTAAAAGTAAACGACTTCTCTAGGAAAGTCCAACGCTTCTCAATGTCCAATATACGGTAGTAGCCGTCACGGATATAAAGGTTTAGCAACGAATCGGGTAGGTCCTCAGAGTCAAGGTCCGTTATGTCTCGTACTGTTTGACGCAACGATGTTGCGGTCATCTGGGCATAAGCCATTATGCCTCCTGTTCAGATTTGATTTTCTTTAAATGACCTGCACAAAACTGCTGTCCACGCACCTTGTTTGCACCACAAGTGTCATCGTTTCCAGTGCATTTGTCACCCCGACCAATATAAGGTCCACTAGGGGCAGCGATACGGGAACCAGCAACCGCCGCAAGGCGGTAGCCAGTCTGAGGGGTTCCATAATAGGCGTGAGCAGGGACAGCGTTATTGTTCATCACTCATAGGGGAATTGTTCCCCAAAAGCATCAACCGCCCTGTAATTGTAACAATAACACTTCAAGCGGAGAATAAGTATAATCCGTTGAACCACTGTTAGAGCCAGCAACCTGACTACGCAACGGCTTAGATGACCTGAGCATATCCAGCATCATTTTGGTTTCTTTATCAATGTTTTTTAACTTTTTGGCAGCCTTGCCAAAAGGTAGAAAGTTTATTGCAGCCCACATAGGGTCCAGTTTCTCGGACTTACCTTGAACCAGTCTTTGTGCTTCGCTGGCTGGAGTAAAGAAATCCGCCAAAAACTTGGCGGTTTCATAATCCTGTTTAACCTTAGTATTATACGCATCAGCAACAACACCAGAATAAGGCGCAGCCTTAGACTGGTTGTTACCCATCACACCCATAACATCCTGACTGGTTAATTTGCCTTGCGACAAATTAGTAGCAGCCTTAACCTTAGGTTGATTCAGAAACCCCAATAGGTCACCGATATCAAAACTAGGTTTCTGTTTCTTGGGCTTAGCCATGATTACTTCTTTGGATTGCGTGGCTTCTTAGGCTTAGCGTTCTTAGCACGGTTTGCTGCGGCACGCTTACGGGCATCAATACGGTCAGGAGCATTACGCCCACCAGCCTCTTTAGTTGCTTTACGGCGTTCAGCACGCATACCTGCGGCAGTTGCTGCTTTCATTTCATCAGCACGCTCTCTTTTAGCAACCTTCTTAAACTTACTGTCCATACCACGCAAACGGGATTCCTCACGCAAACGCTGAGAAACACTCTTAGCCTCACTAGCCCGCTTTGTTGCATAATATTCTGCACCAAGTTTACGGTTCCATTCTTTGCCAAGTGCTTCTTTGCCTGAACGCATTTTTGAAGCATCATCACGGTAGGTGCGCTGAATACCTTTAAGGCGGTCAGCCTCTTTCATCGCTTTTGGTGTACCCTTGCGGAGCAACGCCAAAATCTTTTTTGCTAGGTCGTCCTCAATGCCTTTTGGTTTCTTGCTAGATGCCATTACTTTGCTCCCTTTTTCATTTCCTTCATTACACTTTTTTTAACACTTTTAGGAAGCGATTTGCTACTATAAGGATTAGCGTAAGTACCCTTCTTTGCTGGCAAATACATGTCCTTGCGGATTTCACGAATTACTTTGTCAGGTTCACGCTTTAGTTCTTTGCGAACCTTCATATAAACTTTTCCACGATGAACCTTATTAGCAGTTTTTTCAGCAAACTTTATAATACCTTTACCGATATCATCAATTCCCTGAGCGTGACCTACACGACTTTCAATTGCTCGTTTCTTAGATGCCATAATTAGTAATCTCCTCGGCTGTTACGCAAAACATAATCCTTATAATCGGTAGTCAAACCACCCTTTTTGTTGTAAGGATTCTTCTTGTACTTAGGGTCAGGAATATCATTCTTAGCCTTCTTGACAACTTTCTTGCCCTTCTTTGCACCAGAAACGGCTTTCTTCAACAAAGGTTCAACGATGTCGTCAATACCACGGACATGTCCGACACGGGATTCAATAGCAGGTTTACGCATTAGTACATTGCCTTCTTAGACATCTTAGATGCTTTAGCACCCTTAGACTTCTTGCCCTTAGGATAGTTTGATGTTTTTGTCCCCGCCTTAGGTTTAGCGTCAGCATGACTGGACAGAATTGAATATTTTACAGGCATAAATGCTCCTAGATAGAGTAATGGTGGGGAGTTTCTGCTCCCCACCATTACCAATTTGTTCCCTAGTGGGGGATTATGCTCGGTAGATTGAAACCGTGTCTGCGGCAGTAAACACTGCAACATAAGTTGCTGACGATGCTGCTGCAACCGAAAAGGTTGCTGCTACACCAACAAGTGTTACACCCGATGCTCCAGCAGTTACCACGATTGGGTGGGTTGCTGCGGCAACATTGACTACGGTGAATTGGAAACTTGAACCAACTGCTTCGTCACCAAACGCTGCACCAAGTTCCGCACCAGTTGGTGTGGTCAAAGTACGGGACGCTGTTGGGGTCATCGTGTATAGTGTGCGTGCTGCACCAGCAAGAGTTGCTGCTACCTGTACGGTTGCTGCGTCTGTTGCTGCTACTACGGTTACTTTTTCTTCTTTGGTTGCCCAGTCTGCAAGACGGGTACGGTCAATTGCACCGCTAGTGTTTGAAATAAGTGGCATATCATTCTCCTAAATTTTTGAATTTTGTGTTTTTTTTATTATGATAATGGGGGCTTGCGCCCCCACCATCGGATTACTTAACTAGGCTGTCTTAGCCGTCAACTTGCCTTGCTTTGCAGCGTTACGGCAGGTGAGGTTTCCGTAGCACATGATGAGTGCATAACGGGCATCCAAGTCCTCAGGACGAACAAACTCGGTTTGTGAGAACCACTTGCCTGAGTGACCAACCAAGGTTAGGTACTTGCTGTTCAAGAAGTACACAATACCTGCGGTGCAATGCTCATCGTAAACAACAGGAGCAGCCTTGAACAACAGGTTCTGGAATCCAGCATCTGCGGTCTTGGTGTCGGTGTAACGAAGTTGTGGCTGCAATAGAGCCTCATACTTTTCAAACAAAGTCTGGGTTGTGAGAACCATGTCTGGGTGGTCGTTACCAACAGAAACGCTGTTGTAAGCAGTTGACATTTGTGCGAGGGTCAACGCTGTTGCGGTGTTTTCCTCGTATGAACGCCAGTACTCGTTACCTGCTGTTGCACGGTTGATACCGCCAACGGTTCCTGAAGCCTCAACGAGGTTTCCAAGACCGTTCCAGTCCTTGCTGCTGTTGCCAGTTCCATCGGCGTAGAACATGCGGTTGAAACCTTCACGCATTGATTCTTCAGCCTGCATGATTTTGGCTTCCAACAAGTTGATGATTTCTTGTTCACCGTTGTTCTTGGCTTCTTCAATACCGCTAATTGCGATTGATGCAGCGTACTGCTTCCAATCGTATTCAGCAGCCGTGATGCCAGTTTGTGCGGTCAACGAGATTGAGTCATAACCACTGTACGACTTAACAGTTGAACTTTCACCGTAGATGAGTGGCTCAACAATCTTGGTTCCACCGTTAAGCATGCGGATGCGACCCTTATCCTGAAGGAAGTAGGTCAACGGGCGTGCCGTAAAGATGTTGTCCGTGAGTTGGTCACGATAGTTTGCGAGCGTTGTACTGAGCAACGCATCAAAGTTTGCATTAGACATTATGTTCTCCTAAAAGAATGTAGTAGTTTTTAATTTGCGCCCATAGAACGCTTGGCTGCTGCCCAAGCCTCAGCGACTGATGTAATGGGTTCAAAACTTTCACTAGTTGTGTTAGCCGTAGCGGACGAACCACCCGATACCACACTGGCTTGCCTTTTGGATTCCAACAAAGAGTTTTCTTTCTGCTGTTGGACTTCACGGGCTTGCCGTTCTAGTTCTGCTTTTGCCATCATTTTATCAAACGCCATCTGCTTGTATGTGCCTTCCAAATCCGTTGAGTTCATCCGCAAAGCGGTTGTAACAACTTCATTGATATTGAAATCCTCATATTTGGACTTTAGTCGTTGAACTTCACGCTCAATTTCTTGTTTGGATTGATAATCCTCAAACGATGCAAGACGCTTGTCAAGTTCCCGATACTTTTGTTCCGTAGGGTCCAAAGAATCAAAATCTTCACCATCAGCAATCATTTCGCTAACAGCCTGACGGCTGATACCATAATGTTTGCTCAACAGGTCAATCGTGGCGGCAGGGTCATTATCTAAAGCCGATTGAAGTGCAGTAGCAAATTGAAACTGTTCTTTTTGCTGTGCAAGTTCTTGCGTCTTACGAGTATAATCTGCTTGGCGTTGATAACCAGCGAGTGCCTCACTTAGAGGTACTTCCAAATCCTCACCATCTAATTTGATTGGAACTCTATAATTAGAATATTCCTCAACAGATAAAATTGGTGTATTCGGGCTTTCTGAAACACTTTCTGTAACGGGTGACCCTTCGGGTTCCACAGACGGTGTTGTTACGAGTTCATCACTCATTATGTTATTTCTCCTAGAGTCCTAGTTGGTTGCTCTACATATGAAATTGCTGTTCCTTTATGCCATTGGCGGCATCTGTCCTTGCTGTGCAAGCATTGCTTGCAACATGGCAGGGTCACCAGTTAAGGGACCAGCACCTTGTTCAGCAGGGACAGGAGGGGGTTCTGGTGGCATTGGTGGTGCGCCAGCACCACCCATCTGAGGAGCCATAGGAGGTTGCTGTTGCATTATGAACTCGTCAGGGTTCTTAACACCGAAGCCCTGTTGCAACACATAGGCGGCAAGTTTGCCCATATCTATGATTCCTGCTCCAGCGAACGGAGCCATAGCGTCAACCATCTGTAGTGCCATCTGTCGGCGGAAAGATTCGTTGTTTGGCTGTGTTGAGCCAGCAACTACTTCAAAGTCAAAGTCACCTTCCAAATAGTCACGGTCAAACTGAACCCAAACAGGCTCACCATCTTTACCTGTGATACGGGCTACTTGTTCGCCTGACATGTATTGTCTTGCTAGGGCAACCATGCGGCGACCCACTTCGCTGATGGCTTGCTCAACCATAGCCAACTTGTCAGCAGTACGGGCGTTGCTCGCATCTTGCACCAAAGCGGACTCGGTTGCGGTACGGCGAATTTCGCTGGTTCCGCCACGCTGGATTTCTGACACACCTGATACACGGTCAATGTCAGCAATGATGGTAGAGGTTTGGTCATAGAAATCTGGTGGGTTAATCACAGCAGGGAAGTTTGCTACAACACCACTCAGGGCTTCGTCACTGATTACTGGGACCATCACATTGTCGTCATCAGACTCCAATGCTTGGCGACCCATATTGTCAAACGCCGATTCCTTATACAGGTATTTGCGTGAATACTTTTTACGGTGATTCATCATTTGGGTTCGGGTTTCATTCAACTCTTTTTGCAAAGGTTCAATAGATTCCAAATCGCCAATAGGGTAAAAATGGTCGGGGACATCATAGTTACGCAACATAACAAACGGCTGACCAAACGAGTATGGCATTGGGGTTGGCTTGACCAAGAAGTTTTCTGCACCTTCACAGAACACGCTCATTGATTTTGCGGCAACATCATAGAACTCAAAAATTTCGGCGTAGCCTTCATTTTTGTCGTTAATCTTTTTTCGGCTTGGGTCATCGGCATAACGGCTAACAGCCATAATCTGCACTTCATCCCTAGCAACTTTGGTATAACGCTTATCGTTTTTAACATCAGCAATAGGGCGGCGGATACGCTGAGCAATCCATTTGATGTCACGCATGCTGGTTGCATCAGGGTCCACGAACACATCCATAGGGCTTACACGCTCTGCGAAAGGGCTGTCCTCTAGGATTATGGTTGTGGATGTCATTTCTCCACCCTCTACAGGGTCGGATACTTC